ACCATTTTCAATATCTTCGGCACTATATGAACCGCCAGCCTCCAAATCTATAGCCTGAGTAAACGGAGTCGTGCGAACAAGATGGATTTCCTCCGTTGTCTCTATTGTCGTAACGGTTGTTAAAGTACCCCCCGTGTCACCCGAAATAGAGACTGTGTAATTGGTAGTCTCGGCAAGAGTAGTTTCTACCGCCGTCGCAGTAACTCTCTTAAAGACAGTTAAATCACCGGAGTCCGTAATTGGAAAGCTAAACGGCACTTCCTGGCCAGTTGAACCACTACCTACCGCTGATATTCTATTTGTTTGATTAGAAATAGTCATAATTATCGTCCTGTTTTCTGTGTTCTTAAAATTATCGCTCGCAACGTACAAGGCAACGGCGCGCTGCCCGAAATTACAATATCAACATCCTTCGTAAATCCGCCGTCAAAAGCCAAGTTCTCACTATCACCTGTAAATAAATCCGTAGGTAAATCATACGGCTCAATTCTGCGCAATACCACATCAAAAGAAGTATTGCCGTCACCGTATTTGACTTGACTTGACGCAAAGAGACTCAATACTATTTCAGATACTTTCATAATAGACCCGTGAGTAGTTCCCACCTGCGTATTTACATCCGGTCTCATTGGTGAAATCTGGTATTCATAAGGGAGGCCAGCTACTACTCTTTCGCCTGCCCCGTCTATTGTTATCTCTCCGCCCGATACGGTCTTACTGGCCTGTACTGCGCCATCGACCAATACGGCAACCTCCTCACCTTCAAGGTGGCCTAAGTCGCCAATCGTAGTGCTGCCACTGGTGTCAACTATTCCGGCATCCACGAAGAACGAATTTGCGGCACTCGTAGTCGAACCCCAATCCCTCGGCTGCATTTCCTCAATGAATCGCACCGTCGAACCGTCTATTGTCCTCTTTACAGTCAAAGTAATTACATCTTCGCTTGTGCCCGGCGTAACTATAACTGATTCAGCAACGCCATCACCTCCCAAAGGATGCGTAGCCCATGCCACTACGTTCTGTTCTCTTTCGTAAGTCATTGAGACCAGATACGGACTTGCGCCAAGAGTAAACCATATAATCGAATCTGGGTTCTTCTGAATAGCCAAAGAAGTAATCCCACCCGAAGTTATATCTTCGGCAAGAGCGGTAAGGTCTGGTGATACATATTTCTGCTTTGAGTCGCTAAAGGTAAACTCTCTTACCTTGCGAGCAACTGAATCTATAAATAAAATCGCCTCGTTTACTTCTATTGCCTGTATTTCCGCGCTGCCACGAGTGCTTTGTTCTTTCATTTCCCAATCAGTAGGAGTCAATTTAGCATCAATCGTAGTTGCTCTTATTCTCCATTCACCGCCAGTTGTGCCAGCACCTAATATCTCAAGCGAACCCAACCATCTACCCGTGTCCGCAGTAGGCAGGGTAAGCGTAAATGAATCCGCATCTTTTATGCCTGCCTCGAAATCTTCAAACTGACCCGTTTCACTAAGCCATACATTTTGTCGGTCAGAGGTCGAGAAACCATAAATAACTCTTTCGTCGTGGAATGTAACCGCCGCAGGATAACCCCTGGCCGCAGACCATGACCCCTCCGCCCACCTTGTTGTTGCAGTGTCGTCAGGTGCCGCTACAACCGCCGTTGCAGTAACAGACGTAGTAGACGCAGTGGCAGTAATCCTAAAGATGCTATCCTGCGTACTTTCGTCCACTGTAATATCGGCTTCTATTGTACCTGCCGTAGCCTCGACGACATTTATCTGGTATTGAACATTGTTGGATTCTTCTACATGAGATTTCTGAATATTCCTTGAACCTACTCCATTAGTTATCGTACTTGTGTAAGACCTGAATCTTTCCCAATTTGTCCCATCCGCCAACCGCTGCAACTCAACCGTTTTGTCCCAATTACCACTTGTGGTAAAAGTAAAATTGCCCTTCGCGTCTATTGATTGGTCAATAACCCCAGTAGCCGTAGTCGCCAAATTGCCCTTCACGACACCCTGCAGTCTGCCGTGCGTTAATTTGAACAATGCACCATTGTGATTACCGTCTTCATTGAACGTGGCAGAAGAAGCGGTCAAGGTTACTTCCCCGCCAGCAACCATTATTTGGCCACCATCCGTGTCTGACGCCACAGTTTCATTCACAACAACTGTTTGTGTCGGAGTTGTCCATGTGGTCGAAGCTACAGTATATGCGCCGTCGTTCGTCGAGGCAGTAGCGTTTGTCACATAAAGTCTTTGATTGGCTGGGAACAAAGAAGAAAGGTCTGTTGCAGTTGTGAACGTAATAGTTTTAGTTCCACTGTCAAATGTAACCGCCGTCGAATAACCCTCAACCCCTATCGTTACGCCATCATCCTCGGCTATATCATTTCGTTCCATGAACGGCCCCTTGTCAAAGGTAATTTCGTCTAAAGTGAATTCAGTAGCCGAAACTCTTGAAAGTTTCCGTGGAGCGTAAGAATTGTGAACAATCCACATCACGTCGGCGGATTGCTTGGTCTGAAGTTGGTACAAATCAGCCTCAAGATATGGTGAATCTATCGTATCCACCAATGTCTGCTCGAAGTATATCTTAATTGTCTGGTCGCCAAATTCTAACTTATAGGCAATTGTAGCCGAAAAGATAAAATCAATCATTCTGGACTTTACATCATGGTCGTCTACGTCTGCGATATATTTCGTGCCCGGCCTACGCTCGACAGGGCCGTATATCAAAGGAATAGCATTTTGTAAAATCCTGCAACCACCTGAATACTTTTCTATGTCAGAACGAGCATCTATCTTGGGCGTTAGTTTGCCTGAGTTTAAGTTTATAACCGCTAAATTAGACATTATTCTCCTGGCTTATAAACATTAACTGTTCTGTTGGTTTCTGTTATTACACCGTCCAGTTGGTCTGATATGGATTCAAGCGTGTCACCGTCAACACCTATCAGAGTATCGGTAAAGTCTGCTCCTTCAATAAGAACACAATCAACTTCTGTCCGGTATTCTCCAAAGCCGACAACTCTCGTCCCATCATCAACAACAACGACATCGCCCGCAACTAATGCAGTTGAAGGCGTGGCAGTGTAATAACCAGTGGCTCCAATTTCCGGCAGATTCTGGTCGGCAGCACCTCTGGCAGAACCATCCGGCTCAAATGCGCTAAAGGTTAAAGTTTCACCCGTCGCAAACCCGAATTTAATTTCGTTAGCCATTTTTAACTACCCATTTGCGAATCTATGCGGCCACCCAAAGATGCCCTTGCGTTATTCCATGTGCCTAAGTCGGCTCGGCCTACCGTGTCCGTCTCCGTCCTGCTCAATACCCGTGCCCTTGGCAATAGGACAGCAAGTCTGCGGTCAATCTTGTCCTGTATTCTTTTGTCTCCGCCAGCCAGAGGACCAATAAATTCGTCTGCTAATTGTGCCGCAAGAACCTTAATGAACAGAGGATCAAATTGAGCAGCATCCGTAACTTTGCGGGTATACTTTAACGACAGGGAACTATCGTTGGTTAAAAGCCTTTGGCCCTCAATGGCATAAGAAAACGCAGTCTTTTTCCCCGTAAAAGTCCCTCCCCATACAGACCTTAATGCTAAGAAATCGGTAGGCAAAATGAATTGATTACTATACTCAAAGTCGGGGGACGTGGTGTCTTCAGACAGGACTGCCCGTGCAACGGCAAATCTCCAATTATGGGAACGCAAAAGAGCATCCCTTGTCGGTTCATAATGTAATCGGCACTGTATAGCCTGTGGGGAGCTTTCGGTGTTGTCACTTAAATTATTGATTCGCAACGAACCGATAATACCAAGTGCCTGATTGCATATTTTTGTTTCGGAACTTGCCATTATACCTGATACCTCCACCTCGTGAGTTCGTAAATACTTTTTACGTCTGCAGTTGCCGCTGTCATAATTTACTCCTTAAAAAGGGGCGAGAGCCAAAGCCCTCGCCCGTTAAATCTACGGTGCAATTTGCAAGAAAATCATACCATCATCAGTGGTGGGAACTTCCGTCAGGGCATAACCAACGGCTTCGTTGATTAAAGCACCATCAAAAGAGGCCACAGCACCAGCAAGGATAACATCTCTTACAACTGCGGTTCCAATTGTCACTGCCGTCTTAACAAGAACGTTAGCTGGTCCCCAAGTCTGTATCCAGCAGAAGTAACTCGCTGTTACAGCCATAGGTGCTACACCAACAACCATTCCAGTAACCGTAGTTACGGGAGCTTGGATAACTTTCTTGTAAGGATTAGCGACAAGCCTCGCCAGCGAAGTACCTGCAACAGTGGCAACACGAATCTTCTCTTTAAGAGGAATCTTGTTACTTGCTACGGTAAGTGCGCCGTGAGAGGCAATCGGGTAGAACGTGCCACGACCATTAGCCGCAGTCGTCTGGGTAACTACATACCACCCATCCCTAAAAGCGTCAGCCGATTGCGCTGTAGTGGCAATCGTTGCATAAGCAAATTCGTCACCAACAACAGCGCTGGTGGCAATCGCGAGGTCGGTCTGGGCGGTAGTTGTAGCGCCGGACAAAACCGCCGACTGAAGTAAATTGCCAGCGACCAACGCAACCGCACCAGCCTGAGCATAACGATAGGCTCTGCCATCTGGCATTGCCATTCGTGTGCCAAGCTCATATTGCTGAGTTGCGCTTTCTTCGTAAACACCCTGTTTGGGTTCTTCGGTGGTACCATTAAGGATACCACGCTCGTATGTAACTGTAGGAGCAGTCATATCTATACCACCTTTCTACGCTATCTTTATTAGCGATTCATGAACCTTGGCACCTTCAAGACGAATAGCACCCGCACTCATTTTAGAATAAACCTGAATCGAGTAGTTCTTATCGTCTCTTTCGGTAATCCGTGACGTGATATTCTCAGCCGTTCCGAGAATTAAACCATCTTCCGCCCATGCAAATGTGCGGGACGCTGTGCCAGTTGCAGCATCTGCTGGCAGGCGGTTTGACCAGACCCACTTGAACCCCATGAAAGATTCAATTTTGCCTTCCATTAAAGCCTTAACGGTGACATAATCGGCACTTGTCAACTCTTCAATATCCAACATAACCTTGATTTCCTTGGGAGTGACACACCAGTATTTCGGAATGTCAGGGTCAACATCTTCTTCATTAAAGATATTCATCATTGCAAGGATTCGTGCAAGATTTATATCGGCTACTGTTGCCACTGCCGCGAGTGTTCCCAATGTAGTAGATGTTCCATCACCATTCTGGCTGATAGAGTCGTCCTTAAATGCCACGCTGGTTGCGCCGGACTGTCCAGTGGCTACGTCGGCGTAAACACCTGCGATGATGATGTCATCAATCTGTCTGCCCAATGTCATTGCTTGTGCATTGGCATAAGGGCTTCGTGGGTCAATGAGCATCTTCAACTGGTCTTCATCGTCCAAGAGAGTCGCCGTGTTGTAGTCGGCAGGCGTGAGCCTACGTCTACTGTGCGGAATCTCGTTCAGGGGAGTGTCCCCATGGCGAGTGGTAATCTCTTGGGCGTCTGCTTCGCCAAGCCTCTCGAAATAAGCATTTCGGGCGTTGCTCACAGTCTCATTGCGGACATAGTTCCTTAGCTTGGAACCCTTCTGCTGGGAGAGCATGTAAACTAACGCCGAATACTGTTCCGTAAAGGCTTGGTCAACTGTACTTAAAGCCATCTCAGTATTCCTTAATCAATTATAGTTACTCGATTAAGGCTACCTCTCGTGAGACCTCTATCTTCGCTTTACATCCGATTGATGACT